TATTATTAGTAATAAATATTAAATACTAAGATTACTAACTAAGTAGATAAGATTTTCTCTACTTGAATAATACAAATTAAAGAATAATATTAAGTTTTAATATTGATGGAACTGTAAGACATAATCAATATACTAATCTTAATAAGGTTATAAATACATTTTTAGAATACATACCAATATAAGCAGACATAGTTGATAACTACTTTTTTCTCCTATTTGCTTTTATTTTTTATTACTATGGTTTCTAATCTGTGTACTGTTTCTCTATTAGGTAGGAAATTCAAAAAATATGGATAATAACAATAAATCCGAATTAGAACGTACTGGTAGATTCCAGGTATCTAAAGCTAAAGGATTGTTCTCGTTGGCTGATGCTATTAATAAGAATAAACAAGCCAATGCGACATTACCTGTAGATGCAACATTGGAAGACAAAGTTGCCCAGAAGTTAGAAAGCCTAAAAGTCACTGGTGACTTGGATATGGCTAAACCACCATCGGTGATAGTAGGTACTACTGGTATCGTACTAAAAGGCGATACCCTAACTAAAGAAGGATATCTTAATTCACTTAAAGTGGATGAGAATATGTATCCTGACTTATTGCTTACCGAAGAAGAGGCTCGTCAAATAAACAAAAAGATGGGCAGAATGACATCAGGAGTCAACTCAGTTGTTCCTATGGCCTGTACTGGTAATGCATGTGCTTTCAAGTCAACATGTTTCGTAGGTGATACACCTATTCAAATGTATGACGGAAGTACCAAAAAGATTAAAGACCTTAAACGTCGGGATAGAATATATTCATTCAATCCAAAGACGAGAAAGATAGAAGAAGACAGAACCCTCGACCCTTCATACAGTAGAGGTATCAAACCTGTCTTTAAGATAACCACCGAATACGGTCATGTTATTAGATGCACCTCAGATCACCCTATATTGTCCTCAGAGGACAGTGTAAGACCTTTTCAATGGGCTAGTATAGACCAAGGTCTAAAACGCGGTGATAGCGTTGTTGTGACGGATATGTTCTATAATGAAAAACTAGAAGCATACATAGAAGATGCAACAGAATACGGTGATGCATTTAAAACTAAAATTATCAGTATAGAAGCTGATGGTGAAGAAGAAGTATTCGATGTTACTATTGTTAAGAATAAAAATTTCTTTGCAGGTGGTATAGTCGCGCATAACTGTCCTTACTATGAAGTGAATAAAGCCCCAGTTGGCCTACCATGTCTAGTAGAGACAAACCTGATGCACTTCTATACAAGTCAGTATATGGAAGAATTTGATGTTGATCCTTCTCGTATAACTGAAGTTCATCTTATCGGTGAATTGTCAGAATTTGATATATACGAAATGCGGGCAACTAAATTACTTGCAGAGAAATACCCGACACTATTACAAGAAACCTGTATGGGATTCGATGGTGAAGGAAATCCAATTATAAATGATGATGTATCTAAAGTTTGGGACCTTAAAGAGCGCCTGAAGAAATCTCGTATGAAAATACTAGAAGTTCTTATCGCCACTCGTAAGGAAAGAGCTAAGACTGCTATTGCAGCAGTATCTGCCCAAGAAAGTACATCAATGGCCGGACTTCGAGATAAACTAGACAGCCTACTTAGAGATGTTAAGCAGGGCGGCGGATCAGTCAAAAGAAATAAAGACGAGGATATAATAGATGGCTAAGCGTAGATCCACTAAATCTAAGAAGAAGGCAAACAAGCCTTCTATCTCAAGATCTGGCAGAGGATATACAATATCTAAGAATGCCGCTGAACATATCGAAAGAAACGGTGCTTATTTTAATTCTGAAAACAGATACAAAAAGGGCGACTTCAAGTCAAAGAAAAATCAAACAGTCATGACTTATCGCTCTTCTTATGAATACGCATATATGTTACAGTTAGAATCGCGCAAAGATGTTATCAAGTTTGTATCAGAGCCTTTCGCTATTCGATACATAGACGCAGACGACATGGTACGAAACTACGTCCCAGATATGTTGGTTCTATATGATGACGGACGTACAGAATTAGTAGAAGTCAAGCCAAGTGCAATGCTTAAAGCTAAAAACGTTAGAAAGAAAGCAGCAGCAGCACGTAGATACTTGGAACAATACTATCCTGATACTAAGTATGTATTTATAACAGAAAAACATCTATTCAAGACGTTTAAAGAATACAAACATATTCTGGACAAATTATAATGACTAATACCTTCTCTTCTTTTGAAAATAGAGTTATATCTTTCGATATAGAAACGACGGGACTCGACCCTTCTAATTTATTTGGAGAGAAGGCCCCCGGATTAAACCAAAAAGGCATCAAGCCTCGTATTTGGGCATTAGGCTTTCATATCCCAGGTCAAGACACCCCACAAGAAACACAATTATTCTCAGCAAACGCAGAACGAGAACAACAGGTATTAACGTCTAATAAGTTCTATAAAGAGTCTGGTGTATGGAATGATTATGTTACTCGAACAAAACAGGGTTATACACCGTCAGATTCGTTCCGTATGGTCCGTGAGAGCGATGGGGTAGGTAAGGCCCTTACCGAGACATTCAATGCCGCTAAAACGCGCTATACAGCCGAAACAGGTAACTTCATAGATGGCGGTATGGTTCTTATTCAAAACACCAACTTTGAGAACCGTTGGATAGGTCATATAGAAAGCGAAGAGGCTAATACAACATTCTCCGCAATTCAGAGATATAAGTCTAATTCAAATAGACAATTGTATGTACCTCCTGAAGTATCGAGACTACGTTCTACTATAGTCGAAGGGATGAGTGCCAAAGAGATAGATGGCGTATATGATAAAATAGTCATGAACTACCAAGCAGAGGTAGCTAACGTTCAAGGAACTGGCCGATATATAACAGGCGAGTTAATGGACTTTACTTCTGCGATGTATTCAAAGGCTATTGCGGAAGGGCACCTTGACCCGTCTTACAGTAAGATAGGTAAGAACGTAGAATTACTGTCTCATGTATTGTTAGGTGAGAAAGAGATTCACGGAGCAGGTTCGGATGCTAAACAGCAGTCAAGAATATTCGAAGAAGTTCTTGGTATGCGTGACAGAATACAGGCTGGCGAGCTCACTGAAAAAGATAAGAGAGTATTTGCTTATCTAAATAATCCTGCCAATATTAAGGCACAAAAGGAAAGCGCCGCTGCAAGAAACCTTATAGGATTCTCTAATAACCTTCAAAACAATATAGTCAACGTCAGAAAAGAAGTTGGTATTGTAGAAGTAGATATTCATGATACAGTTTCAAATCAGAATATACCCATATCCTTTAAGAGACGTGTTGCTATAACAGACCCTGAAGAGATAATGCTTCGTTACGAAGAAGTCTTGGATAGGAATGGCGATACCGAGGCAAATAGGATATTGGAGAAGTTGCGCGCAGAAGAAATCGCCGGTAATTCAGAACCTGCAATTGAAAGAATTAAAAATCCTGATGTATTAAGTCAGTTAGAAGACATTAATCAGCATAATAAAGACACATTATTCTCTACTAACCCAAATGATTTCTCTACTAATGACTACGGTCCAAGAGTAGAAAGAAAAAGAAGTGGCGCTAAAAAGGTATTGTCTGCATTAAGTGCCGAATATGAATCTGCAAGAAATAACGATGAAATACTAAGAGCTATTCTTCCAGAGAATAAGAAAATAGCATTAGGCGGGGCAGTTGCTATTGCTGGTGGCGGTATGTTATGGGCACTTAGCACAGGCGATAGTAAGGAAAGGGCAGAGAAATTCAGAAGAGAAAGATATGCCCAAAAAGCTGAATTGTACAATGATTCTACATTTAATATGCTAAATCCTTCTACTAGACCAGGAATACAATACGGATGGGCTAAGGCTCAATCAGATGAGAGTATAAGACACTATGAATATTAATGGCGGTTTTGACTATATAAATAGTCCAGAGGGTCAATCAAACTTATTTGAGAAAATAAGACTTGAAAATAATAGCCCTTATGGAAAGGCTTCGGGTGGATTCGATGCAGAAAGCCTACTTAAATATAATAGTGCTACAAACAAAGCAGAACTGAATAGGGCCGGTATTACTGGTGGTCATGCAGACCTGGGTCGAGACTTCGATAATCTGATGAACAGAATTGGTAGTGCAAAGAATTCTGGTAGGGTAGACTATATAACGGATGCTAAGAAAATACGTGATAAAGCCATAGCAAGAAATGCAGGTTCTAGTACATCAAGACTAAGTGATTATGCAAGGCGTAATCTAGGCTTCGATAAAGACGTTATTAGAGCCACTACGCCTTCATTTGGCGGCGGTACTAATACTTTCTATGCAGTTAGTGGTCGAGAGATGCATATGGCCATGGGTGCTGTTCCACATTTAAACAGGTCAGCACACTTTGCATTAGGTAAGGGCGTTATTCAAGACGTGGCAAATAACCTCGGTATCATGACGAAGCACCAAAAAGATGTGATTCGTTCATCATCAGTTGGCGCATTCAATAAAGTCATGACAGGTATGGCACCAGTCTTTGGTGTTATGAATATGGCGATGGAGATATCTCCTTATCTAGCAGGTGAAAGAGAGTCTACATTAACAGACAATGCAGCCACAGCAGCAGTATCAGCAGCAGTTAGTTTATCAGCAGGTATATATGGATTTAGGGTAGCAAAAGAGGCTACTCATGCCATTACATCATTAGTGCCAAAAGGTGCCTCTACAGGTAAGATGGCTATGGCTCGCTGGGCAATTGGTAAACAAGGCGTAGGTATTGCTGGTGGTTTAGTAGGCGGCGGATTAGCTACTCTTGGTATCGGCGCTGGTTTTGAATTAGCAAAATCAATGGCATCTCAAGATAACGCCATTAATAACGTAAAAAGAAAAATGCTTAGTGGTGATGTCCGAGGAGATACCTCCGTAAATACACAACAAGCATTAACTTCGCGCCAAAGAGCATTCCAGAAACTATCTAAATCATCACTTAATGATAGGGCTTCTCTACTTGGTAATGAGGCTAGTGTCCTAAAAGGAATATTATGACAGACAATATAATACAGATAGCCGAGGAAGGAAAATCTAAAACCATTCCTATTATTCCTACGTCTATATCTGCTTTATATGAAATGCCTTGGAAAGACTATCTAGCCGCCAAGAACTACAATAAAGACATCAATAAGATGTGTGAGTTATGCAGTAAAGAACAAATAGACAAATACGGCAAAATAACCATTAAGTGTAGCGGACTAAAAGGTGTAGAGGCTCATATCCCGGAAGAAGTGCTAAATCAATTCTCCGAAGAAGAAAAAGAACAAATAGAAACATTATATAACCCATATTTGTATGCAGATAAGAACCTAGATATAGAACGTATCGGACATCCTAAGCGAATGTTCCAACAACGTTGGTATCAGGAAATGATGATACGCTGTTCAGCAAGCCGTAAGGTGGTTAGATGTGGACGACGTGTTGGTAAATCATATTATCTTGCACTTGATATATGGCAAAGAATGACAACCAATAAAAACTACAAGGTTCTTATTGTTACGCCATTCCTCGCTCAGGCAAAAGAAATCGCCGATAATGTTCGTAAGATGCTTCAGAATACAAACCCTGAAGTAGGTACATGGTCAACATTGGTTGAGAGTTCTCGTATTGCTCCGGTACATGAGGTGATACTCAAAAACGGTTCTATTATGAGAGCGTTTACAGCAGGTAGTGGTGGTGCAGGTGCAGTCCGTGGTCAAGGTGCCGACTGGATTATTCTTGACGAAGCAGACTTCATAGACCAAGAGTCATATAACTCTATTATCGCAATTCTTGCGGATAACCCCGATGTAGAATTAACATGTACATCTACACCTATGGGTGAGAATATTCTTTATAAGCTATCTCATGCCGAAGAATTTAGAGCATTCCATTATCCTAGCTTTGTGTTGCCTCACTATAATGATAGCCTTGATAATGACTTTAGAAAAAATACCGACGTAGCAGGTTACGTACAAGAGATTCAAGCAGAGTTTGGTTTGGATAGCAATGTGGTATTCCAACCAGAGTTTGTTGATAACTGCGCTAAATTCGAGCTTCCAGATGAAAATGATTATCTCGTAAATAGAGATGATTATATACTTTCCCTTGGATGTGACTGGAATGGAGATAAAGTTGGTACACGTATATGTATTACGGGTCTAAGTAAAAAGACTGGACGTATATCTATAGCTAGGCTTGATAACGTACAGAAAGAAGGCTGGACACAGGTCGCGGCCATAAATAAGATTGTAGAGTTAAATAGACAATACAATCTAGACCATATATACGTAGATGAAGGATTCGGCGAATCTAACGTTCAACAGCTTAAACTCAAGGCTATAGAACAATACGGCATCCTACCTATTGGACATCCAGACTTAAACTTGGATAAAGTAGTTCCAGTAAACTTTGCATCAACCCTAGAATTACGAGACGTAGTTACCAATGAAATACGTAAGAAGTATTATAAAAACTTCATGGTAGAAACAGTCAATCGAGAACTAGAGGTCGGCGGATTAGTATTATCTGGAGAAAGGTCATTACCTATCGTTAAGCAGATGAAAAACTACATTATTAGAACCACAACTTCTAATGGTAGAAAGATATACGAAGCCAAGAGTAAAGAAGTAGGCGACCATGACTTAGATGCTTATATGCTTGCAGTCCTTGCTATTCATATGGAACACGACAATATTCTTGACAAGAGAAGATTGTCAGACGTGCAAATAATGCCTATTGAAAGAACGGATACCAGGGGTTATAATACTTCTACTGAAATTTTGCCAAGGGCACAAACAGAAGATTTAAGAAGCAGAACTTCTGGTATGATGAGATCACCAAGGATGATTAAGCCGTCAGTAAGTCGAGTTGATAAGTTGACAGAAGGAAGATCACTCATAGGTCAGGGCATGGGGCGCGGAATGCCTCCTAGAAGAAGAACATTTTAGAGGAATGAAATATGAGTATAGATCTAGCCACTCTCGACAGAGAAGATGGTTTTAAACTAGGACTTTGTTATTTTGACCCGACATCAGAGTCTCTATACGAGATATCTCAAGAGTCGGGTTATATGTTGAGTGCAGATTCATATCGTTCTGTAGTTCATAAAGTTTATGTTGTTACCGGTACAGAAACTCCGATAACCAGTTTAGTCGTAAAGCCAATAAGAAGTCCCGAAGTAGAAGATATCTTTGATATTAAAGTTGCAACAGGCCCTATTCAGCCAAGTATGATGACATTCGAAGAATTGCCATCTTATAATACTTTAAGAATCGACGGCCCTATTATTCCTAATAGCCTTGTCCCTGTATTTGTATACATCAAGGCTAATTCAGATATTACGTCTATTTCAGGATTCCCAGTAGAGGTATCCTATGAGCACAACTAATTCGATGAAAGCCACCGAAATAATTGATGCGCTACAGCAGGCCAAGTCTGATATTAAAACAGCACTAGGCGACGTAAAGGTTACTGTTATAGAACAGGATTATCCTGAAGTAACAACTGCTATCAGAGGATTTTTCGGAGACAGCTACGTTAAAGATGGCGTAGCTGTTATCACTTTTGATATGATATCTGAGTGCATCAGAGTTGTTCGGGAGGCTGGCAAAGGTAAGGCACAGGAGTTACTGGTATGATAGACTTATTTGGTGACTTGAATCAGAACACCATAGTAACTCAACAACGTGCTGAACTGTATATGCGCATCTATAAGTATTGTGCAGAAGACTGGGTTAATAATAAGGACATGGAAACATTCGTCAATGCCTTATTAGTATGGATGGAAAGTGTAGAGACAAGAATGACGAAATTGTCAGCAGCGTTGCAATCTCATACACATTATGTTCCTCCACATGTACATCCTGTCCCGATGCATACTCATGGTATAACGCCTCATATACATATAGCGCCTACATATGGTGGACCTACTACAGCAACACCGTTAACTACATTAGCTGGTGGCCCTGGGTCAACATCTAATAGTGCACAGTTTCCTACATTAACTCCTGTAGAACCCACAGCATTACAGTGGGAAAAAACAGCATTGCCAAATAAGTATATTAATACTACAGGTGCAATAAGTAATATTGCAGGTAATAACTATATTGTAGGCACATCAATTATAGGGTCGGCAACTCCTCATCAACGAAGAGTTATGGTTATACCAGAATCGGCGACTCCCAATATTCCTCCTTATCTAGTCCCAACGGTGGTTTAATATGGCAGTAAATGTAAGTCGTACAATAAGCACCAATGTTGGTACAAGTGTTTATGCACAAGCATATGCTCAGCAGATTGTTGATCATTTCGCACAAGCATTAGAGGATAATGCCTGTTTAGTACAATTTCCAGTTGGCTTATATGTAGAGTTTGATAACTTTCAAAATCAAATACAAGACTATATAAACGCGGCAATAGATGCAGACCCTTATGTAACTACAGACGACGATAAGGTAGACGTAGAAAGTCAAGTATCAGAAGAGTCAAAGCAGACCACTGATGAATTGGCAAGAAACGTATTGCGTAGTCTTAGTAACGACTGTTTTAATTGTAAAATAGAAAAGCCCAAGTTTGACTTCTCGGGCCTGTTTTCTAATTTATTGGCAGATGCACAAGCATCATTAGACCAATTCAAAAACCTTACCAAATACAATAAGGCAAGTGTATGTCAGTATGGATTCTTTTTATCCTATTTGTGTACTCCTGACTTATTAAAACTAATAGCATTAATACTCGCTGCATTGGTGCGTGTATTACAAAAAATTAATCTACCAAGAATAACAATCTCTGTATTTATTAGTGGAATACTGGCAGAGATAATCAAAGTTCTTGTTAAGAATATATCTATCCTTGCACGTTTTGCATTGACTCCTGTATTGTGTATATTGGATTCAATCCAAACCATTATTGATAGCCTTCCTACTCCTGAAAACATAAGAACAACATCTGGTGCAGAATTGGCCAAATTGGGCCTGTCTGAATATGTAGAAGGGAATACGGGTATATCAGATAAAATAAAAGAAGTACGCAAGGCATATATAGATAGAGTTAAATCGGCGGAAGGAAGTGTATCAGCATACGCTGAACAAATATTCCAACCCTTACAAGATACTATTAATAACTCAGTATCTTCGCTTCAAGATTCAGTTACTGAATTAAGTGGCTTGTTAAATCACTTCTCTTGCGAACCGTCAAGAAGTGGATTAAGTATATCAGAATTCCTGTCTAATGCTTCAGAGTTAATGGCACTGGCTAATCTGATTAGATATGTCATCTCATTCAAAGCCGGCAAGGCTGCATATGACAAATTGTGTAATTCAACATCAGGCTCATATGGTAGTGATAATATATCTTCAATAGATACAGACCTTACTATAGAAAACATTGGGAGCATCATTGCTAATACAATAGCAAGCGATGTAGATATTATTACTAATTCAGATGGAGACCCTATTGGTGTAGTTATTAAAGATGACTCAAGTACCAATAGTGACAATCTTTCATTCTGGAATTGTAATCTAAAAGACTTTACAGAATCAGTAACTGTAGAGAAGATAATAAAACGATACATTGATGAGACTGGTTCCTTCAATCCTGAAGACGCACCAGAGTTATCGCCATGGATTGTTAATATAGTCGATGATTCCGATGAAACCAGGCAGACATATGATAATAATGGTACTCCTGTTATTCCGTTGGATATTGACACAGACTGGACAATCCCAGAGCACATTAGAAGCGTAATCGAGACAATAGATACATACAGTCCGACTACAGATAATCCGTTAGACAACGAAGTTATCTTTATTCCTGAAGAACTTATGGAAGAATTGTCGAATCGAATAAAACCGAGGGTTGACGATACTGGCGCTCTAACTTATAGTAATATTAGTAAAAACAATATTACTGATGCATTTTCTGGAAACAAGACAAACACCACGCCTGATACTGGTACAAATAGTATTATTAATGGTAGTGTATCTCTGAATTCTGGGTCGCTTAATGTCTCTCTGGAATGCGGAACGGTAGATAATATCCTTAATATATTAGGGGATGGTTAATGAATCTAGATGTAAATAATATAATTGTCTCTTCAAATTATAGGGGTGTTGACAACGAGGTTTCTAGGATATTTGATTCTTCAGGTGTCCTTCCAGAGAAAATGGGTCGGAGAGGTATATCCTCTCCTGTCTTGTCTTACTTTGGGTCGCGCAATTCTTTGTATAATAATTATGAAGTGGAAAGCTATGCTTCACACGAATATGACCTATACGAATACTCACGTATTATAGATACAGAAGCAATTGTATATAAGGCATTTGAGCGTAAGAAAACAATCATGCTCAAAGACGGTTTTACTCTTCGTTCTCATAACGACGAGAATATCGCCTATATAAATCAGAGACTGCGTGAATTTAAGTTTGTGTCAGGACTGTCTTTTGAAGAGTTCTTGGAACAGCTTACTTATAATATGATAGCATTTCATAATGCATACGTATTAATAGTAAGAAATGAGAAGCACAGTACAGCCGAGCAACGAGAAGCTAATAATACATCATTAGACCCAATCGCGGCGGTATTTAATTTTCCTACTGAATCCATGAAGAGAGTTATATCCGATACAGGATATGTCTCTAAATATAAGCAAGACCTTGGTAATGGTAAATATAAAATCTTCCAAGGTAAAAATGTACGTCATCTAACATATAATAAAAGATCTGGATTCACAATGGGTACCCCCCCGTTGGAACCGGTAAAAGATGACATACTTGCACTTAGAAGAATAGAAGAGTCTGTAGAAACACTCATCTATAAAAGTCTATTCCCAATCATACACGTTAAGGTAGGCTCAGATGCCAATCCTGCAAAAATACTTCAAGACGGTTCGTCAGAAGTATCTCAAATGAATCGTGTATTAAGAGAGATAGATGATTACGGCGGTGTTGTTACATCAGAACGTGTAGAGATAAAAGCAATTGGT